GCTCGCCCTCGCCGTACCGATACCAGTTTCGCGCACCTGCGACCGTCGTCGACAGTCCCGGCGCGAAGTCCGGCTCGATCTCGATCTCGCCGGCCAGCTCGGTCGTCGTGATTTCCAGCTCGGGCGTGCCGACTTCCGGCGGCTGCAGGTAGCCGACCGCGATACGCCCGAGGCGGTCGACGAACATCCAGCCGAACACGCTATCGAGCACGCGCTGGAGCACGTCGCCGACGCGCTCGGCGCTGTCGGCCCAATAGCTGACCGCCCACGGCCGCGCAGCGCGCAGGGCAGCGATTGAGTCGGCGTCGATCTGGCTTGACCCAATGCCCGCGCGCGCGAGCAGCAGTTCGACGACGTCGGCAACGTCGCCGCCGGCCCCGACGCGGTCAAGCCTGACGTTGTCGATGACCGCAGTCGCCGACTCGTCTGCGACCGCCGAAACTCGGATGAACAGTTTGCCAGCCGACGGCGCGACGAACGTCCCAGATAGCGCGTGAGTCCCGGTCGACGTCGTCACCAGAAGCTGCACGTATTCTGGGGCGGCCAGCGAGTCCGGCCGGAACTGGACCTGCACCAGACCCTGACCCGCGGCGCTCACGGTCACGTCGACGTCGAGCGCGTAACTGTACGACTGCCCCGCCTCCAACGCTGTTGGAAACGAAAAGTCGAGGTACGGGAACGGCATCGTCGCGCCGGTGCCGTCCACCTCCAGCAGTGCGGTCCCGGCGTCCCACGTCGCCGTCGCGGTGCCGCCGCCGGTCGTCGACGTGAGCAAGGTCCAGTCGAGGATGTCGGTCGCGAAGTCGCCCTCGGCCGCGCCGATGATCGACTCCGAGGCGAACGTGGTCGCGCTGACGTCCGCAACCACGCGCCCGATAGGTGTCTGCAACAACTCGATGCCGGTGCGCGGCGGGTCCGCGATGCGGTACCCGTCGCCGGGTAGCGTGCCGAGGTCGAGCGGGAACCCCATATCGCGCACGGTGACGATGTCGAACGCGTCCGAGTCGTGGCAGTCGTATTCGTAATCAACCTCGTTGACCAGCACGACCGGGCAACTCAGCGGGTTGCCGATGGCGATAGGCTTCGGGCGCCCGACGATGGTCGCCGCGCCGTCGCCGGCCGCGTACAGGTCCGACTGCAACGGTATTTCCAGCCGCGCCATGATGTCGCCGGCAACCACCCGCGCGGTCTGCTCGCCTCGCGCTTCGATCCCGGTCACGACCGCGCTGGCGATCTGCGTCGCCGCGGACATCGGCTGGTCCTGATCGACGACGTACACCGCGACGCTGGCGTCTGCCTGCGAGTCGACGAGCATCGAATCAAGCGCGCCGTCGGTGTTGATCAGCTCGACGTTGCCGAGCCCGTTCGCGCCGCGCCGTTCGCCCCAGAGCACGCAGGACACGCTGCGGCTGTAGGCGACATCCCCGACGATGCGCGCATCGTGCCATCGCGTGTAGTTGTCACCGTACTCGATGTCAGAGTAGTGCTCGGTCGCGCCGTCAATCGTGAGCTGCGCGACGATGACCGGCAGCGCGTGGGACGTGCGCGGCAGTGGGAGCGGTCCGGGCGTTCCGAGCGTTCCGCTTCCGAGCGTTACGGCGCCGAGTGTCGTCATTACGCGAGCTTGAGTTCAATCGGGACAAACTCAGTGCAAGCAACGTAATCGGCAGCCCCTACGGAATACAATCGCAGCTTGGTTGTAAGCACGGGCATCCCGACATGCTCGACGAATTGCAACGCCCCGGAATTTGCAACAGTAGCAGTGACCGTTTGACTAATCCAAGTTTTCCAGCTTGCACCGTCCCAATACTGGAGCACAAACCGAGTCGCTGCGATCAACTGATAATTTGAAGTCATCCCAAAGCCGGCGATTGTCCCGCCGCCGAGGCGCGCACCACAGATTAACTTCGCTCCACTCCATTCAACCGCAATCCATTCGTTTGCCCCGTTGTTGGTTCCGGTTCCAGTCGTCCCGTCCCCGTCCGTCATGTTTGCGGTGGTTCCTGCGGTGGTGCCTGCGTAGGTGCTTGATTGACTGACCGCAGTGAGCGCCACGTCCGCACGGGTCAAAGACCCGCCTCCACCTCCGCCCTCAAGTGCAGCGATGCGCGCCGCGACGGTCGCATCGCTGCCCTGCGGGTCAACCCCGAGCGTCGATTGGATCGCCATCACCGCCGCGTTGACGTCGTTGTGCAGCGCCGGATGCGTGTCGATGCTCGGCGTGTCGTTGGCGTTCGCTATGGGAAGCGTGTCGAGTGTGGTCGGGTAGGTGCTCATCGTCGGCCTGCTTTGATCGCGTCAGTTTGCCGCTCGGTCGCGCGCGTTTGCGCGTCGGCTGCGGTGCGGGTTGTCGTTTCGAGTTGCGCCAGACGTTGTTCAAGCCGGCGCGTGTATTCGTCCGCTTCGCGGCGTTCGCGGCGTAGCTCGCGGAGTTCGGCGACGAGCAGGTTATCGGACGTGCCGGCCGGCGCGCCCGAGCGGCGCAGCGCGGCGTTGACCTGCGCAGGTATGACCGCCTCGCCGCGGTGCAAGTAGGCGAGGCCATCGGCGGGAACGAACGGAGTGCCGACGGCGTAACCAGGCGGCTGAATGCCGATCGGGCCGGTGCCCGGCCCGCCGGTGCCGCCCAGTCCGGGGCCTGGCTGCAGGCCGCTCAGCGCACCGATGCCGGCTAGGATGTCGCCGAGGATCGTGGTCTGTGTCTGCAGCTCGGTCAGGCTGGTGCCGAGCGTCGATTCGACGGACGTGAGAACGGCCAGTTGCGTTGCCGGGTCGGCTGGCGTGATGGCCAGAAAGTACGGGGCCAGCATGTCGCGCAGGTCCGGCGACAGATCTGCGATGGCATCTTCCATCGCGCCGATGCCAGCCTCGACACCCGCTGTATCGCCCAGCGCCGCGGCCTCTTCGACATCGCGCAGCAGCGGTTCCAGAAGGTCACGCTGACCCTGCGGAAGCGCGGCAATCTCCGCCTCCAGTGCGTCGTTGAGCAGCGACTGGCGATCGGCCAGCGACCCGAGGTCGACGCCAACCGACGCGGCCAGCGCGGACAGTTCGGTCCCGGTCGCCTGGGCGATGTCGGCGAGCTGCGAGGCTGTGGCGACGGTAAGGTCGTCGAGATTGACGCCGAGGTCGGTGACCAGGTCGGACATTTCAACGCCGAGCGTTGCGGCGATCTCGTCGAGCGGCCGGCCGGTGGCGATGACCAGGTCGCGGATGACGGCGGCCAGTTCGGTCGCCAGCGCCCGGCGCTCGGCGGTGGCCTGCTCTGCGGCCAGGGCATCTCGCTCGGCGATCAGTGCGGCAAGGTCAGGATTGACGCCGCCGAATCCGCCGCCATCGACGCCGACACCGGGACCGCCACCGCCGCCTACAGGCTCGGCAATCGCCAGCCCGGCAACCTGCGTCAGTGCGTCGCGGATGGTGTCGCGCAGATCGAAGTAGGGATCGCCGGATGCGTAGACCCGCTGCCCGAGGCGCAGCAGCTGATCGGCCAGCCCCGGCAGCGCGGCCATTGCCTCAGCATCTCCACCAAGGGCTGACGCCAGTGTGCGATCAAAAAGCGCCTGCGCCTCGACCAGGGCATCGCGCGGGCGCAGCCCGCCGAGGTCGCCGATCATCAGGTTGTCGAGCCAATCGCGGATTCGCTGCTGCGCGCCGATCTGCGCGGTCACGGCGTTGTCGACCGCTTGCGTCACCTCATTCATGCCGCCCGCCCAGCTGGACGTGGCCGCGCCCGCGCTGGCCTGCATCTCGGCGATCTCGCGGTCGAGGCGCTCCAGCTGCGTGCCGTAGAGCTGCTGCACGATGTCGCGGCCGCTCTGCTCCAGTCGGGCGATGGCCTCCGCGGCGCGGATGGCGGCCAGCTGGTGCGCGGCGGCCAGATCAGCCTCGGCGGCGCCCTGCATGCCAGCAGCGCGGGCCGCGGCGTTGAGGCTGGCGATCATGCTGGCGAGGTCGCGGTCGATGTCGCGCATCGACTGCGCGAACTCGGACATGCCGCTGGCTGCGGCCAACTCGTCGTTGATGCCGCGCACCAGGTCCGCGTACTGCCCGTAGGCTGCGGCCTGGTCGGCCAGCACCGCGCCGACTCGCGCCGCGCCGAGTTCGCGGATCTGCGCCAGCTGCTGCTCGGTGGCACCCAGCGCCGTCGCCCGGGCAATCATCGCCTCGGTCTCGGTGTTGATCGCGGCCAGCTGCTGCGCGAACGTGGCCGGCGGCGCGAACTCGGCGAGCTGGTCGGTGACGCTTGTCATCAGATCGGACAGCGAGCCGCTGACCTGGTCGATGGCATCGGTAGCCTCGCCGGTCATGTCGATGACGACGCCGAGCGCCTGGGCGAACTCCAGCCACTCGACGATGGCCTCCGCAGTGAGCGTCGGCAGCGCGGCCTCGAACAGCGCACGGAACGCCTGCGCGCCCGCAGCGCCCTCGAAGTCAGTCGCGTTCAGGCCGATATCCGCCGCCTGCGTGGCTGCGTTGGCGCGCGCCTGCTGCAGCGCATAGGCCGCGCGCTCGTCGGCGGTGTAGAAGGTTTCGAAGTAGGCGGACCAGAGCGACGTGGCGCGCTCGAGGCCGCCGGCTGCGGCGGTGATGTCGGCGGCGAAGCGGATCATCTCCTCGCGCGTCAGGTCGATCGATGTGCCGGAGAGGTCGAGGGCTTCGTCAAGCAGGCTCACCGAGCCGAGCAAGCGCGCGTAGGTGGCGCCGATTTCCTCGGTGCCGACGCGGTAGTCGGTCAGCAGATCGGCAACTTCAGCGAAGGTGTCGCCGAGCGTTCCGAGGTCGACGATCTTCTCGATCTGCAGGGCTTCGGCCAGGCGGCCGACGCGCTCTTCGAGTTCGCCAGCCGTGCCCACGAACGCGACAACGTCGGCAGAGAACTCGCCGAGGATCGCCCCGAAGCGGGCATCGAGGGCCTCGCCGACCGTGGCCGCGCCGTCGCGGAAGGTGTCGTTGACCGCGCTGAGCCGATCGCGCACGGCGGCCAGCTGGTCGGCGTTGAGCAACCCGGCGATCAGGTTGTCGAAGTCCTTGATTCGGCCGGCGATCTCGACCGCCGCGCCGTCGCCCAGGCTTTCGCCGCGCACGAAGATGGAGCCGAGGTCGGACTGCTCGACGCCCCTCGCACGGCGGTCGCCGTTAAACTGCGACGAACGGACGCGGAGGATGGTCTCCTGATCTTCGCCGAAGATCTGCGTAAGCGCGGCAACGGCGCCGACGATCAAGCCGACCGGGCCCAGCAGCAGGCCCACGCCCTGCATGAAGGCACCGCCCGCAATCGAGGCGACGCCGGCGCCGATGCTGCCGGTGATGCCGCCGATCAAGCCAGCGCCGCTGAAGATGCTCGCGGATGCCAGCATGCCGGTGCCCAGGCCGCCGCCAAGCAGGGAGCCAGCACCGCCAAGCAGGGAGCCGAGGATGCCGCCGGATCCGACAGCGCCTGCGCCGCCCGAACCGGCGCCTCCAGAAAGCGCCCCAAGCAGAGACCCGGCGCCAGTGACGCCAGCCCCGCCGACGTTGAAGATGCTGCGGAACACGTTCATCAAGCCGGACGCGATCAGCTCGCGCTTGAGATCATCCAGCAACTTCTTGAAGTAGCTCTTGACGCCCTTCGATCCGTCGAGCACGGCGCCGGCCAGGCCGTAGGAGAAATCCTCCCACGCGCGCGCCGACTCTTCAGCCGCGCGCCGGGCATCTTCGCCAGCCCGATAGTTCACTTCCTCAATCGTCAACTGGAGCTTGCGCCACGCGTCGTCGCCGATCTTGGCAGCCAGCGCCAGTTCGTCGGCGGTCGCCGGGCCTTCCATGCGGATCAGCGCAAGCTGAGTCTTGACGTCTTCAAGCGTGCGCTCGTAATCCTGCCATGCCTGCTCGGCCGGGCCGCCGAGGTCTGCGCTGAGTGCGTTCGCCATCTCGCGCAGAGTGTCGCGCGCACCGGCGGCGCCGTCGGCCACTTGGCGATTCCAGTCGTCGAATCGCTCGGCCTCTTCGGCCGCTTCCTTGAATGCGTCGGCCGCCTCTTTGGTTGCCTTCGCCTGATCCTTCAGCGTTGGGCCAAGGCGCAGCGACTGATCGCGCAGGGCGGCCAGCTTTTTCTCCCACTCGGCGAGACGCTTGTTTCCGTCGGCGATCTCGCCGTTTGCGGACGCGATGGTGCCTTGCAACTCTTCGATTCGATCACGCAGTGAGGCGGCAGCCGCAAGCTGCGTCGACGACACAATCGCAGCGCCGCCGATCGCCGCCTGCGCGCCAGGTTCGCCGCGCGGACCCATGCGCAGACCTTCCATGATCCGCAGGTTCAATTGCGCCTTGGCCTCAGCCGCGAGCAAGTCAGCCTTAGCGGCCTTCAGCGCAGCCTCGGCATTCTCCCGCTGGGCCTCTGCTGCAATGATCGCCGGACGAATGCCGTTGCCCTGCGCCTCTTTGAGCAGGTCGACAGCCTTCACGAGCGACTCGTTCGCCACCGCTGCCTTGTCGGAAGCGCTTTCGTAGTCGTACATCGCTACCGCCACGGCAGCGATGCCGGTGACGAGCAGCCCGATCGGCCCGCCCACAAGCCCAAGCGCCGCGCGGAATACGCCAGCCGCCGCAGCGGCAGCCGTAAACCCGCCAGCCGTCGAAACCAGCGCCGTTCCGAGCGAGATCAGCGCCCCGGCGACCAGTCGCGTGGCAATGAACACAGCCAGTTCGTCGACGTACTGCGCGGCCTCCTTGATGCCATCGATCCACGCCGACAGCGTGCCGTCTTCGCGTATGCCCTTGGCGAAGTCGATCGCCGCCTGCGATAAGTCGAGCAGCGTCGGCAGTAGTTCCTGCGCCACCGTGTTGCCGAGGCCCATCGCTGCGTCCTGCAACTTCGACAAGTTGTCGTTGAACTGCTCAGCAGCGTCAGTCGTCGCGCCGGAGAAAACGATTCCGAGCGCCTCGGCTTCCTTGCCCATCGCCGCCAGGCCATCGCGGCCGGAGATCAGTAGCGGCAGCAGCTCGGCGCCACTCTTTCCGAACAGTGCCTGCGCTGCCGCAGACCGCTCGGTCGCATTGCCGAGCTTGCTGATCTGCTCTGCGGAGTCTGCAAACAGCTCGGCAGCGGATCGCATGCGCCCGTTGGAATCGGTTGCGCTGATACCGAGTCGCGCCAGGCTTTCGCCGCCCATGTCGGCCTCTTTGGCCAGACGCGCGAGCGCTTTCTCAATGGTCTCAAGCGACGCGCCGGATTGCTCGGCAGCGAACTTGAGCTTGCTGATTTCCTCTGCAGACGCGCCCGTCTTCTTTGCGGCCTTGCCGACAGCATCGGCGGTGTTGATCGCCTTTTGCGTCAGCACCCCGAGCGCGGTAGCGGCCGCAGCAGCACCGGCGCCGATGGCGACGCCGAGCTGCTTTGCGCTGTCCGCCCATGCCTTCCTGACTTCCTCGGCGCGCCTCTTTGCCTCCTTCGACGCCCGATCCATATCGGTGACGAAAGTGCCAGTCAGCGCCTCAAGGACAATGGAAATCTTCATCAGGTTATCCGGTCGATGGAGTCGAGGATTTCGAGATCGTTCTCTGAGTAGCGCCCATCCGTGCGGCGCCAGACGCGGCGGAACAACATGAAGCGCTCAAGGTCGGCGCGCGACTCGCTGTGAGCGTTGTGGTACTGGCACGACAAGTAGGCGAGCCCGTATTCCAGGCGCTCAGTCGGCGCAGGTTCGCGCGCGAGATAGGCGCCGAGCAGGTGAACATCGGATGCCGGCCAACCCAGCACGACAGACGGCGGCTGCCCCATCAAAAAGGACAGCCGCACGACATGCCGCAGCGCCGGATTAGCCGACAGGCTCTCCCGATTCGGTCGCCCGCCTGCCGAACTCTGCGGACGCCTCGCGGGCAATGGAGACCATGCCGGCCACTTTGCTGGCGGGTTCGTCCTGGAGCTTGCCGAGTCCGCTGTAGACGGGCTTGCCGTCTTCGGTGACCAGCGTCATCTGCAGCAGGCGCTGGCCGCGCTCGCCCTCGAACGCGAGATCGAGCGTCATTTCGGACACGCCCTCGCGGACCGTGCTCTTGTAGCCGGCGCTCAACTTGACTTGCTCTCCAGCGGTGAGTTCGCGGAAGTGCAGCGTCTTGGTTTCGCCGCGGTAGGTGAATTGCTTTTCGATCAGGTCCATCATAATTCCTTGGCCGTTGACAGGTGCCAGCCGGCGCACAGCAGCGCACGGCGAACGCGCTGCTTTGCGTGCGCCGACTGGGCTTTTCGGTGGATTGCCGTTGGGTGTCGCTACGAGCCGTTACGCCAGATCGGCGACCGGGTTCTCGCGGCGAATGCGGGTGGTGAGCTGCACGGTCACCGTGGCGCGGACGTACTCGCCGACGGCGTAGTCCTCGCTAAAGTTGGACACGTAGCCCTTCCAGTAGCGGTTTGTCGGACCCGGCGACGCGAGGTGGCCATCGCTGTCGAGCGTGGTCGGCGCCGTGGTGTTGTCGCTCAGCACCAACATGAAGGGCATGATCAGCTCGCTGCCCAAATCCTCGGCGGCCATCAGCGCCTGATGCGCCTCGCTGCGCGGGATCAGGTTCACCGGGATCTGGATCGACGGCAGATCCTGCAGGCCGGCGGCGTACTCGCGGGCCTCTGAGTCGAGGCAGGTCACATCGACCTTGGGCGCCTCGCCGCTGCTCAGTCCGGTCACGCCGGTCGGGCAGGCCACTTTGTGGATGACGACGCCATCCGGATCAGACGACGAAGCTCCCGGCGCGTAGCCGAAGTAGAGCTTGGTGCCCTTGGTTTGCATGATGCCAACAGTCATAACGCGTGTACTCCATGGAGAGCGGCTTTGCCGCGAGGTAAAGGCCGAGCGCTCGGCCACGACGAAAGGCCCGGCTTTCGCCAGGCCCATCGAATCTTGGTTGGTGGGTTAGCTACTCGATGACGAGCTGCTCGCCTGGTCCTGCCGGTGCACGAACATCCGCACATCCAGATCGACCCGATAACTCCCGGTCTCCGGATCGCTGCCCATGTCTCGCGCCGCCTCGATGTCGTGCTCTTCTTCCAGGCATCCGCGCACGGCGCGATAGACAGCCTCGGCGTTCTGCGCGCCGTTGCCGGCATTGCTCGACCAGATCGAGACCTGCACCAGCGTCGTGTCAGCCCGTGCACCGCCCGAGTCGAGCGAGTTGATCGGCAGTATGCTGGCCGCGATGTAGGTCACGTATGGATACGCCACGCCCTGCGGCGCCTTGCCGTGCGGGAAGCAGCGCACCGGGCTGTCGCCGATCAGGTCGGTGACGGCAGGATCGGCGGCGAGGATCGCGAACGGGTTCGGCAGGTCGATCATCGCTGCTTCGCCTTCGCCGCCGCGATCTTGTCCAGCTTCTTCTGCACGCGCTCAAGTCCCTTGGCGGCCTCAGCGACGAACGTCGCAAGCGCCTGGTCCTTTTTTGAGTCGAACGCCGGGCGCATCCACGGCATCGGCCGGCGCGTCTCGGTGCCTGCCTCCAGCATGAACAGCACGTCGTTGGTGCGCAGCGCTACCGACTTGCCAGACTTCTTGCCGCTCTTGTTCTTGCGGTTGAACTGGCGGCCGTCATAGGTCGCGGTCTTCACGGCGACAATGAACGCCTCTCCGTTCTGCCCGTTCAGCGGCTTGACGCGCTTCACGCGCAGCGACTTCTTGGCGAGCCCGGTCGACACCATGCGGCCGTCCTTGTTCACTTCGTCGACGATGCGCTGCACGTTCTCCTGCGCCTGCTTCAGCAGCACCAGCCCGCCTTTGCGCAACGCCGGGCGGATGATTCCGCCGCCCTTGCTCACGACTTCCTGCGGCAGCTGGCGCAGCGCGTCAAGCACGCCAGTCAGCCCGAGCACCCTGACACCATCAGTCGCCATCGCTGACCCCTTCACGGCAGCGCATGCGGTACTCCCTGCGCGCGGTGGCGTCGGTCTCGATCGACAGGATGTCGTAGGTCTTGCTGTCCCAGATCAGTCGCCACGTCGGCAGCAGGCCGGGGAACCATCGGCACTGAATGCGCGCGGTGGTCTCGGCCTGCTTGGCGTCGGCAGCGTTGAACTCGCGCCCTGGGCCGGTCAGCACTTCGGCCGGCACGGAGTCCAGCGGCGTGTCGCTGTCGAGGTACACCGTAGCCCACTCGTGCGAGATCGCGCCCGTGTCCATGTCCTGCGTCTCGGTCTTGCGCTGGAACTCGACGCGGTGACGGTAGCGCTGGGCTTGCATGTCAGACCCCAAGACCCCGCCTGTACGGCATCAGCACCACTTCTGCGTTCTGCCGCATGCGCGCAGCCTTGTCCGGGTCCGGCTGCTCGTAGGCGGCCTGCACCAGAATCAGCACGCCCTTGGCGTAGCTGCGCGCCTCCGGGTCTTCGCTGCTCGGCACATCCTCGCTGCTGCTGTCGCTCGGGTAGTCGACTGGCAGCGTGGGCGCCTGAGTGCGATTGAGGAACCGAAGCGCCTCGTCTTCCGCCCGGTCGATCAGTTCCTGAATCAGTGTGTCATCGCCGGAGTGGATCACCCGCAGCCAGCGCTTCGCCTCGGCAACGGTCACGGTGCTCATTCGACGGTTGCTCCCGGAAGGTCCCAATAAATCGCGCTGTCGCGCACCAGCACCAGCGTCCCGCGCACGTAGTCGCCAACCTGCACGTCGTGTGAGATTTTCAGCACCTTCCCGAGAAACTCGGCACTGGTCGCGCCTGCGCTCACGATGCGCCCGTTGGTGACCGTGGTCGGCGCCGGCGTATCGCGACCGAATGCGACCAGGAACGAGGCCTGCACGCGCGCATCGCGCATGGCCATCAGTGCCTGGTGCGATGCCGACCGCGCGTCGAAGTTGTACGGGATGGTGATCTGCGCCGGGATGTGCGGCCCGATCGACCAGCTTGGCACGGCGCCATCTCTCAGGACGGCCTGCGCGTCGCTGTCGTCCAGTCCGGAGATTCCGGACGGGCACCTGATCTTGATGACCTCGACGCCCTCGGAGCTGCTGTAGAGCGGCGAGAGGTCTGTGGCTACATAGAGCCTTGTTCCCGCGGTCGCGAGCGTCACAGGTACGCCTCCGCGTCTTCGCCGATCCACTCGCGCAGGATGCGGTGATCTGGGTCATGGGTGCCGCCCATCTCGAGACTGTGACCGATGCCGATGCCGCCGCGTCCCGGAAGTCCCTTGATTCCAGTCACCTGCGTTCCGGCGAACAGGTGCCGGCTGTGCGCCTCGCGCCAGAGCTGCAGGTCGATGAACTTGTCCGCGCGCTTCAGGATGTGGCGCATCTCGTCGATTGCCGGGCCGCTGATCGCGGTCGAGCACAACGACGCGCGCTGCCCGTTCTCAAGCTGGCGCGCGATGCGGGCCGGCAAGTTGTAGTAGCGAGCCCGCGGCGTTCCGACAACATCGGCGCGCGGCGCATGCTTCGCGACCGCATCAAGCCACGTCGGCGCGTAGTGATCATCATCCTCGATGAACACTACGACATCCTCGCGCATGCAGGCGTCCAGTCCCTTGCTCAGGTTGCGCGCCTGAGTGTTCTGCCCATGCTGCCAGAACGGCGCCGGGCGGATCAGAACCAGTTCCCAGCCTGCGCGCCTGAACGTGATCGGCTGCGGCTCCTGGCCGTCGTCGACGATCACCCAGCGCACAGGGCCGGCGTAGGTCTGCGCCATCATCCAACGCTCGCACAGCGCCCACGCTTCAGGTCGCGCGCCGGTTGCCGTCAGTAGCGTCAGCATGTCGTGCGCCAGTTGTAGTGGGTGAGCGCCCGGCTGTCGTAGCCCATCCGCGCCGTCTTTGCGATGGCAGCTATCAGCAACCCGTCGCCGTTGTACTTGTTCGGCAGCCGATGCCCGCCGATTGCGGATCTGCGCGCGACGAATTGCGCCGCATCAACGCGATCGACGACAGCGCACGGCGGCGCAACCTTGCTGCCGCGACGCTGCGCGAAGATCACTACATCAACGGGCCGGGCGTCGTACTCGGCAACCGCCTGCAACATTGCCGGCTCCAGCTTGTTGTCGTCGTCGCCGATCCACACCCAGCCCGGATCGGACCCCGGGATGCTGTCGAGCATCCGGTTCTTGACCGCCTGCCCGCCGACATACTGGCGCCCGATGTCGAAAGCGACGTGCCAGCGTAAGTCGATGCCTGCAAGTTGCGATGCGTCGGCCATCTCGGCCGCCCACGCCGGCAGAAACTCAGGCCGCGCGCAGGCTGTCAGGACGTGCAGGATCACAGGTAGACAACCCCGATGCCGCCCCACTTGCCATTGCCAGCGATGATCTCGTCTGTGCGGTAGGCCGCTTTGATCTCAGCCCACAGCCGCGCGACTTCGATCTCTGGGTGCGCAACCGGGTTGTCGACGATGTCGTGAAACGGCACGACTGCGCCTGGTGCGGCCAGTTCGCGATACGCCTCCCAGTCGGCGCGGGCCGCCTTGTATCGGTGATCGCCGTCAATCATCAACCAGTCGAAAGGCCCGTACTTTGCCGCTCGCGCGACGGTCTCCGCGCCGTGACTGTTGCCAGCAATAGCGACTACTTGCGCGCCAATTTCTGCCGCCCAGTCGCCGTATCGGTGCCGGTTGTCAGCAAACGGCATGTTGTACAAATCGACGCTGACGACAGTCGCGCCGGGTTGAGCGCGCCGGATGAACTGCTTCAATGTGCCGCCGAAGTAGCTGCCGACCTCGAGGACGCGCGCCGGCTGCCGATGTTCGTAAAGCGCGAGCATCCACTCCATCTCGGCAGGATGTTGGAATACCGGAACCTCGGCGTCGCCGTCTGTCCAGTAGACGCACTTCTGGTCCTGCTTCGGGTGATTCATGCTCTCGCCAATTCCTGTTCAAGATCACCGCGCGGGAAGCATTCGAGCCTCGTCGAGCGCGTGCAGTTGATGACTTCAACGCCGAGGCGCGCGAGGTGCGCGGCGCACTTGGCGAAGCGTTCGGGCCACTCGTTGACGCTCTTGGCGTTGCCCAGCTCCGGCGGGTGATCGCCGTGGCTGTGCGTCTTGCCGCCGGTGTACTGGCAGTCATAGCCAACCATCAGAATCCGGCGCGCGCCGAAGTGCGCAGCCAGCGCCAGCGCGGCCGTTCCTGAGTTCGAGAAATGCGGCGACGGCGCTTCCTTCGCGCCGGGCCTGCGCTTGCCGCTAAATGCCTCGCCGGGAAAGCTGGCGATCACGTCGCGTGCGTAGCGCTTCCACCATGGCGCGTCCAGCGCGTAGAGCGCATCCGCCCACGGCGCCGACTGAAACATGGTGTTGGTGACGACTACTCCGCGGCGGCCCGCTTGCTGCGCTTCTTCTTCGGTTCGCCATCGTCGGATGCGGGCGATGTCGTCTGCGGTGCAGCTGGGGCCGCTTGCGATGCAGACGGCGACTCGCCAGCGGTTTGGGCCAAAGGGGCGGCGGGGTTTCCGCCGAAAGCGACGAGCCCTTTCTCCCGCAGATCGCGCGCCAAGGTGCTGGTGATGTTGAGCTGCTGGCCGCCGCGTACCTTGCGGCCGTTGTGGGCGAACTCAGCGGTTACCGTAACGATCATGAATCCTCCAATGCCTGCTCCAGCGCCATGCGCGGGAAGCAGGTAAGTGCTGTCTGGCGCGATGCGTTGATAACCGACACACCCTGTCTCCGGATGTCGGCGGCCAGCTTACGGAACTGTTCCGGCCACTTCGGCAGGCTTCCAGCGTTTCCGAGTTGCTTGATGTGGTCGCCGTGCCAGTGCGACATGCCGCCCGTGCGCTGGCAGTCAAAGCCGACCATGACGATCCTGCGCGCGCCGCGAGCTGCTGCGAGCGAGATCGCCGCGGCCCCGCTGTTGCTGTAGTGCCTGACGGCGCCGATGCTGTTGACTGCGCGCACCGGCGCAGCCGAAACGCGCTCCCCACCGAATCCGGCCAGGACGGCGCTTGCGTAGATTGACCACCATTTCCCATCCATCGCAAACAGCAGGTCAGCCCATGGGCACAGCTGCCATGTGTTGTTGGTTACGAAGACTCCGCGGCCTTCTTCCGCTTGTCCCGCTTCGCCTTGCCCACGCCATCGCCTGACGAGATCGCAGTCGTCCGCGGTGAGGCTTGGGCCGCTTGCGATGCAGACGACAGTCCGCCAGCGGCCTCGGTAGGGGTCCCTTTGTTTTCCGGAGATCCGCTAATCGCCATGACCTCGCGCACCATGCGGTTACGGCACAGCTCGTCGATGTAGGAGCCCTCGCCCTCGATCCGCTCGTTCATACGAACAATCTTGCGATTGTCGGATCGCCGGAACGTCCTGAGACAAATTGCTGACTTCATGCCGCCCCCAAAAGAGAGGGCGGCCGAAGCCGCCCCCTTCATTCACTGCTGATGCTCGGTCGGTTAGATCGAGCTGCCGTCCAGGTCGCCATGCACGAAGGCCAGCGGGCGCTTCACCGCGAGCGCCAGGCGCTCTTCGAACAGGATCGAAACCATGTTCGTGATGAAGTCGTCTTCGTTCTCCGTGGAGATGTAGACCGCCGCGGCCATCCGGTCGTAGATGGTCGCGGCCGTGCGGAACGCGCCCACCATGAACTCGCCCGCCGGCATCGCGTCGGACTCCGACACCGGCAAGCCCCACAGGCGGGCCGGTGCGCCACTGGTGGCGGTGCTGAACAGATAGCGGTTGTCGCTGTCCTTCAGCAGCTCGATGGCCGCCCAATCTGCCGGGTTCAGCACGATGCCGGTCGCGCCGTAGAACGACTGGCGAACCTGCAGGATCGCCCGGCGCAGCACGTCGACATACTGATCGCCGACCTGGACCGCCGAAATGTCGAACGTGGTCGCTTGCGGGATCAGTCCGAGGATGTTGATCCCGGTGCCGTCACCGGACATCAGCTGGTCTTCCTCGACCTGCTTCAGCATCTCGAAGCCTTCCACGTTGATCTCGCCGCGCAGGCGGGCAAAGTCCGCCAGCACTTCAGCCGAGGTCTTGAAGTAGTGCGCGATCTTGCGGACCGGCGTTTCCTTGCGGTCGTAGGTCAGATCGGACTGCGGCTTCGTTCCGGTCTCCGAAACCATGCTCGCGTTGTTGGTGCGGACGTTGGTCTGCACCCACTCGATCAGGTTCGAATTCACCGGGATGGTCGGGATCAGGTCGCGGATCATGCGCGGCCGATACGGGTCGGACACGATATCCGGATCACGGAAGGACCAGATGCCATCACCGGCCGATGCCGAGCCCGAGGTGATGTCCTTCAGCTCGATCAGATCCGACTGCCCTTTGCGGCGCAGCTTCACCGGACCGCTGCCGTCGATGCCCTGGAGCTTCGCGAACTGCTTGACGGCATCGGAGCCGACCACGATATCGCCGAGCGTGCGACGATCCTTGCTGCCTTTTGCGCCCTTCGCGGCTTCGGTGACCAGCTGCTCGACCTGACCAAGGCGAGCGTCCATCTCCTTCTCGCTCTTTTCGGCTTTCTTGCCCAGCTCGGCGATCTCGTTTTTCAGGTCTTCGCTGACCTTGCCATGGTCCTTGATCTGCTGGTCGGACTTGGCGATGACGTCGGTTAGTTCCTTGGACTTCGCGTTGAAGCCCTCGACGATCCGCTTGATTTCGGCGCTGATCTCGTCGATCGGCTTGGTTCCATCTGGCATGGTATTCCCCTTACAGAGTGATGGTTTTCAGCGCGGCAAGTGCTGCCGACACCGTTGCGTCTTCGCCATTGCCCGCAGACTCACTCCGGAGCAGGTACGACAGGCCACGGCCGGCGATGGCTGTGGCTTGTGACTTCGTGAACCCTGACTCTCTCAGGAAGTTCTCAAAGGTTTTGAGGTCAGGAAGCTCCCCGCTCTGCAGTGCGGACTTGACCGCCTGCACCTGGGCTTCCTCGTTTGCCGGGAAGGTGACAATCGAGCCCTCCCACAGCTTGAGTTTCGTCAGCTTGCGGACTCGCTCGTTCTTGTCCCATTCCTCGCCGATGGTCTCGAACCCAATCGACATACCGCTGACCACCTTGTGAGCCATCAGCGCATGCGCTTCCTTCGCGCGCTGCAGGTCATCGACCAGCAGGCGACCCTCGACGTAAAGCCCCGTCTGGTCTTCCTGCATCTTGGTGAATGGCCCGATGGGCTCGGCGCCGCGGTGCTGCCACAGGATCGGCGGCAGGCGACCCTTCGAATTCCACTCGGCGAGGCTCTCGGAAAATGCGCCAGGCATGACGATGTCACGGTAACTGTCCATGTTCCCGAAAACCGACAGGTATCCGGAAAACTCCCCGGTCTTCTCGACCGCCTTGAACTGCATTTCGAACGTCTTGTGTTCGATTTTCATCGTCAGGTCTCCGGCTGCTTCAGCCAGTGCATGAGCGCGGCGCGCACCGCGTTGGAGTCGGAATCGGTGCTGCCGAGCTGGTCGATCGGAATCAGCGCGGATTGAACGGTGAAGATGTCGCCGCCAGGGATTGGCTGCAGATCCTCAAGCTCTCTAACTTCGTTTCTGCTCATCCATCCGTGGTCCAAGGCGGATGAGTAGAACGACGTGCGGCCGGCTGTGTCAGCGCGCAGCAGGCCCTCGACCGAGAACTTCGGGAAAGTGTCGATTTGCTCGACTGGCGAGAGCAGCTGAAACCTGATGGCATCTTCGAACCGCTTCAGCCAGGAATTCAGCCCGTACTGCAGGAACCACAGGTTCATTGCCTCCGAACTGCTCGCCCAACTCGACGCCTTGGACGTGTGCCCGATCATCGGAGGCGGAACGCCGAACCATCGGCAGATTTCCTCGATGTCGAAGCCGCGGCTTTCGAGCAGCTGCGCATCAGCAGGGTCGATGCCGATCTCGCCGACCTCGATGCCGCCCTCAAGAACCGGCGGCTTGCCGGCGTTCAGTGATCCGTGCAACTTGTCGATTGTCTGATCGCGGAAGGTGTCGCGCTGCTCTGGCGTCAGCCACTTCGGGTACTTGTAATACGTGGTCGGCATCAGCCCGTTTTTGAACGTGCCCTTTGCCGCATTGTTCGCAGCAAGCGCGCCGCCGATGACCTCGGCGCCGTACTGGATCACGGACAAGCCGAAAGGCCCGCAGGTTGTGAATCCAGGGACATGCAGAACGTCGCGTTGCGGAATCTCCCGGAATGTCCCGTCCGGCTCGGTGTAGCTGAACAGGTAGGACCTGTCCGCCTGCCGTGCCCAGCGCAACCGATCAGGGTGCAGGAAGGTCAGCCCAACGACCCTTCCGCCGATTCGATCAATCTCCGCGAACCCATCGCCGCGAAGCATCGCGCTCGCCGCCATGCACTCCCACAAGATCGACGAGGTCATGCGCAGGTTTGCGCGCATCCCGATGATCCGGTTCAGCGGGTGCCGCTCATCGTAGATGCGCCGCCCGCCGTCCTTCTTGTAGATGCCGACCGGCAATGATCCGATGGTCTGCGCGACCAGGCGCGTGCACGCCCATACCGCGGAGAGCGTGAGCGCCTCGCCCGCATTCACGCGGACGCCGGACTTCGAATCCTGACCCATGAACTGGCGCCAGTGTTCGACGTCGGACCATCCGAACCCCAGCCAGTTCAGAACTGCCGACTTGATCCGACCTGGCTTGCGGGCTTTGTTCGTCATCGTCCGGTCACCGGGTTGGAAAGGAAGCCATCGATGTCACCTTCCGGCAACACCGAAAGGGCTACGCCGACCGCCATGTAGAGAGCAGCCATGTCGTCGATCTTGTCGGGACTCCGGCGCTTGTCCGGGGCCATGTTCATGTTCGCGTCGTAACGCGGTATCAGGTTACTCGCGCACCAGCGCAGCACCGGGTCTCCGCCGTGCACAAGGTCGCCGGATCGGTACGCCCGGTCCACCTCCTGCATCGCCGGGTGATAGGACTTCGGTCCCTGAATGAACCGCACCAGCGGCAAGCCGTCTTCCAGCAACCGGTTGCTCAAGTCCTTTGCGTTCCAGTCGTCAAACGCGATCGACTGCGGCGAGAACCTTGCGACATCCTCGCGGATGGCCTGCTCGATCACCGCATAGTCGACGGTGTCGCCGCCAGTCTGGCTGACGTGGCCGCCCTCGACCCATGCTGCGTAAGTGTTCGCGCCTCGCTGCGTCCGGTGCCTCACGGCTTCTTCCGGCACCCAGCGCCGACCCCATGTGTACCACTTGCCGTCGACGCGCCAGACGAGCCGCCATGCGGTCATGTCGGTGGTGCTGGACAGGTCCAATCCAGCCCAGCACGGGTACTGAGCCAGCCAGTCGAGGTTTATCGCCCCGTCGCAGCGGTTCCACTTGCGAATGTCGATCAGCGACTTCGCGTTGCTGCTCTGCCGGTTCAAGCGCTTGATCCGGAACTCGGCGAGCTTGCCGGGCATGGCCCGCGCTTCGATCGCTTCTTTCCGGATCGCCGCCAAAAGATGCGGGTTCGCATCGGCCAGCGGGTTGGCCTTGATCCATGCCGTCTCGTCGAAGTCTTCATCCTCGTCGTCGACGGCGAAGAACAGCGCAAGGAAGTGGTCGGCCGTTACGCCGAGAACACCCTCAAGCACCTGGCGCGCGAAGTGGCGAAGCTCAGGCCACGGCCCGGGCGTTTCATATCCCTCGGTCGTCGTGAACAGCCACAGCGGCGAACTGCGCGCGCCGGCAGCGGACTGCAGCACGTTCAATAGGTCGCCCGACTTGTGGGCGTGGATCTCGTCGAGCGCCGTGTGCGACGGGTTCAGGCCGTCTTGCGTGCTGGCCTTCGCGTTGATCGGCTTAAAGCCCGCGCCGGTCTCAAGTCGCGTGATCGCGTTCGCCCAGCACTCGAGGCCGAACGCCTCGCGCAGCGCGGACTTCTTCTCCGCCATCCGCTTGGCCACGTTCCAGATGATCCGCGCCTGGCTGCCGGTAGTCGCTGCGCTCACCAGCTGCGCGCCTGGCTCATCCTCGCAGCACATGCAGTACAGCATGATCGCTGCGGCCAGAGTGCTGTTGTGCGTCAGCAGCATGGACTTGCCAAACAGAAACAGACTGTCCGGCGCATCGACAGTGATGCACTTGACCGGCACGGGCGGAACTCGATCCGCCGCAACGATTTGCACCGTTCGCGACCGCGGCGTTCCTGCTTGATCCAGCATCCGATCCAGTTTGCGACGCAACCTGAAAACCGGAAGCTGGTCCCGGAATGCCATGAACTGCAGCTTGTGGCCGGTCCCTGAAACCTCGATGCCGTTGCAAACCAGTCGCTCCCGCCGCCACGAGTACTTCAATCCGAAGCTAGCAAGCAATTCCGCTACGCCGCGCGTTAGCTGTTCGCTGGTTGACGTGAAACTCAGGACTCTCCCGCTCTTGCTGATCGTTCCGTCGGTGTCCATCAGCCCCTGCAGAAGCGCAAGCCGCTGTTCTCGCGAGGCTCGAAGGTAGATTGCTGGAATCCCCTTGTTGCCAAGCACACCTGTCGCTCGCAGTTGAGCCGCGAGACTCTTATTGCGAGCGGACTGCGTACGGTCGCCATCAGAAATGACGAACGTGGACGCCTTGCTGCCGTTGCAATACTTTTCCCGCACTGGCCAGCCATCAGCGCGAATGCCGTCGATGATCTCGATGTCGTCGCGATCACATGTGATCCGCGCCGCCGCCGAGTGCCCGTCTCCAAGCCACGCACCAAGCGTGTATGGCGAGATAGGCAGCGATGCGACCGCACACTGCAGCGGCTTAGGCATAAGAATCGAATGGTTCGTGTCGCCGCGCGCGCCACACTTCAGCGTCGCTGCGATTTCCTCCGTCGTTCGGACTCGCGTGCGAGTCGCGCCGTTGGATGTTCGCGCACCGTTCGGCTGATCGATTCGCGCCGATGTGAGCCAGCTATGACCCGCGTCCGCCACAACTTCTTCGCCGTTGCTGAATTTCAGCCGGTAGCATTCGTGGTCAACGTAGACCGGGCTGACTGCCGTCACCGAACACGGCTTGCCATCAGCTCCGAACACCACATCACCCGGAGCCAGATCGCCCATGGTCGACCAGCCCGAAGGCGTGGGGACCGGAGTATCCAACGCGAGCGCTTTAGCGTTCTTGCGCGCGACCGCGAACAGCGCCGACGTGAAGCGCCGCGTCTTGTCCGCCTTCCGAAAGCCGAACAGCTGCACCACGAAGAAAACGTGCGACGGATGCAGCACGATGTTCGGGGTTTCCCAAACGCCCTCGACGTGCGGCAGCTTCTCGATGAAGTCGCAGGCGTTGTGTGCCTCCCACTCGTCGAACTTGAACGGCGCGCGCTTCCCCTTGGCGCGGCGTAGGTCATCGATGAATCGGCGCGCGGCGAGCTTAATCAGCCGGCCGAACTTCTTTCCCGAGCGGTCGGCGATGGCCTCGCGGGCGTAGCCTTCAGCGATCGCGACGTAGTCACGCCCGCGGCTTGGCCTGCTTCCTGTTTTGCGTGAACTCGTTTTTCGCTGGCTCGTCGCCATGCGGTCGCACCTTTCCTTGAGCGACAGGGGTCAAGCCGAAGTCGTTTGCCAGCGCGCGGTACTGCGCGATCAGTGCAGCGTTCGGACTCTCGCCGGCCGCGTACAGCTGGACGATCTTGCCGTGCAGCGCGCACATCTGGCCGAGCGCGGACAGACCGCCTTCGGTCAGCAGTCGATTGGCAACCAGGACGCGCGTCAGGCGCTCCCATTCGCGCACCGCATGACCGTTCGGCATCCACTCGGGCGCTGGAGGGATCTCGTCGATGGACGGCAGATCCACGACCGGAGCAGCTCGGTCAGGTCGAGCGGTGCCGGCGACAACCTTCAAGTTGTGCGGCTTACGGGCTCGGCTCATCTCGAAAAATTCTCAGACTTGGGAAATGACGGCGTGAAATAAACGATTCGGGCGCGTGACGTAGGTGAAACGCTCCAGACTTTTCCCTTACCCCCACCCATCTTCAGGCTTCGGGATCCGATTGCCGTCGAGATCCTCGACGGTCGCGTCGGCATCACCCTCATCCTCGCCGAGCAGATGCGCGAGCATCGCCTCGACGATCTTCATGCGGCTCTCAAGCGCCGCGACCTTGGCCTGCACGTCCATCCTGCTCTGCCCTTGTCTTGCTGCTATGGCAGACCGCGCACAGCGTCTGCAGGTTGCCTGCGTCGTTGTTGTGGCTGTCGTTGTCGATGTGGTCGACCTGGTCGCCGTAGTGCTTGCAGGCTGCGCACGTAAACCCGTCGCGCTGCAGGATCACCAGGCGCAGCATTCGCCAGCCCTTCGACCCGGTGTGCATCGCTCGCCGCTGCTGGCGATCCTTTGGCCCATGCCCACGCGGGTTGTGCAGCTTGGCAGCCGACCGCACGAGGCGATGGGTTGGCGCCTTGCGCGGCATCAGCGACGCCGGATCAGATCAGCGAGCACGCACAGCACCTGCCACACGACGCTATGCACTGCGCGCACGGAACAAACTGACCGCCTTGAACAGCGCCACAGCCGCAGTCGCGAAGTCGCGCAGCATGTAGGCCGCTTCCTGATACTTCGGCCACTGAGCTACGAACCATGCGAACAGCTCGCCGAACTTCGTCTTGCCATCCGCATCGACGTCGCGCTCAAGCTCGACGATCTTCAGCAGTACCGACAGCAGCGTTCCGAGATCAGCACTGCGCACGAACTGCGACGCGAGCGAGGCCAGTGCGAGCGCCTTCGTTCCCAGTTGCCACTTCGTCAGGATGTTCATCGTTTCGCCCGTGCGTTGTGCTTGTGGATGCAGTCCCACAGCGCACGAATGCGCTCGGCTGCCTGCGTGTAGTCGCCCGTCAACCTGTGCTCTTCCGTCGCCTGCTGATCCGCGTCCGTTGCTCGCGCGGGCGCCGGTACTGGCGTATCCGGCACATTGCACCTGATCGGCTCAACCACCCGCTCGCGCTTGATTGGCGCTGGTTGCTGCGGATCGGGCTTGCTCGTATGCGTCAGCCCGCACGCGCTGCACATCAACAGGCAGGACACAAGTAGCCAGGTTGCTCGCATTCAGCGCATTCCTGAGTTGTGAGCCTATGCCGCTGGTCCGCGCCTCGATCTGCTGGATCGACTGCTGCAGGGTCGCCAGGTCGACGCGCTCTTGTTCGGCCCGTTCCTTTCCCGCTTCCAACTGCTCGACCAGGTCGGCGTTGACGCGATCGCGCTCGTCAAGTGCCTGGGCTCGCGCCTCTGCCAGCATCTCAGTGCGGCCATAGTCGCGGCCCATGTGCCCAGCGATTGCAATCGCGGCTACCGTGATGATCCAGCGCAGCCATTCCATCAGCGGTCTGAAACCTGCGCACCGGCCTTGCTGATCTGTGGCGCCATCGGGTAGCTGCGCCAGTCGCTGACGGTCGGCCACACCAGCGCGACCAGGCGCGACGCACTGAACGGCGCCTCTGACACTCGATTTCCCTGGTTGCCGCCGAGCAGGATCAGCGTCCCGTTGCCGATGCCGGTCAGGAATCCGACATGCCCGCTGGCCGCGCCGCGGTCTGAACTCAGCACGACGATGGCGCCGAGGCGCGCATCGCACGGCTGCACTGTCGCCCCAGACGCGAATCCGCGTGCACGCGGCGTGCGGGGCGATCGAACGCCGGACATCTCCAGCGCTGCGCAGGCGAACGCCGCACACCATGGCGTCTCATCGTCGGTCACCGTCAGCGGCACCTTGCCCTGCTTCCAGTAGTCGACGACGCCGGGGTTGTGCTTCGCCCCGACGATCTCGCGCACGCCGATCTGGCCGCGCGCCCATGTGAGCCATGGAGGGACGATCATGACGTAGCCGCTTCAAGCAGGCGCCTCACCTTTCGCTGCGACGCAAAGACGCGCGTGGCGGCCTTGTCGGCCTGATTGCGCTCGGTCTCGTTGCCTGGCTCTGCTTGCGCTTGCGACAGTTGCAGGTGGTATCGGTCTACCGACGTCGCGAGGTCTACCAGCGCGAAACCCAACTTACGCAGGCCATCCGGCGTGATTGGCTTGCTGCCTATGCTGATGATCATGGTCCGCCCTGTTCGTGCTCGTCGTGCTCCCAGTACTGCGCCTGCTGGATGGCTCGATTGACCTCGAACAGAACCAGGGCGCCGATCAACAGCAGCGCCAGCGCTATGCCGAGAAACGTGTTCACGGCTGCCCCCGGATCGGGTGCAGCGTCCCTGAGCTGTGCGCCTCAAGGATGGCCATGTAATTGGTCTCGAACTTTTCAAGCTCTTTGATGCGTAGCTCAAGCGCCGCGATCCGCGCTTGCATCGCCGACATCTCAGCCGTGTGGGCTCGCTGGACGTAAGGGTTGATCACCTTCAGGTTGGCGAACCACATCAGCACCGATCCGACGAGCATCCCCAGCGCGAACGTGCCGCCGCTGGGGCCGAGTAGTTGTCCGATGACCTCCTGCTCGCCCATGTCAGCCTCGCGGCTTGTTGCCGACGGCAGCGCCGCCGCAGGTGTACGGCCTGGGCGACTGCACGGGCGCGATGCGTGTCCAAGTCTCGGAGCGCCCGAACCCGTTGGCGACGCTCGTCTGATCGATTCCGATCACGACACTGAGCGCGCCGGTCGCCGGGTTGAACGATCTCAGCGCCAGAAACTCGCTCCACGCTTGCGGGTTGAACGGCACCGTTACCGAACTGTTCCAGCACTGCCCTGGCGCGTAGAGCGTAGTCAGGCTGTAGGTCACGCGGCCCGCGAACTCGATGCACATCAGGTCCAGCGTAATCCAGTGCGTCTGGTAGCGAGCCAGCTCAACGCGGCAGACGCGATCCGTGCCGGCGTAGACGCCGGACGCGGCCGATGGAATCGGCGTGGCGGCATTGGCAGACGCGCACAGCAACATCGCCAGAGCGGCAATCGGGGTACGCATGCGGGGCTCTCCAGAAACGAAAAACCCGCCACTTGGGCGGGTTGGGGTTTTTCGAGCGTGGTTATCTCAACACACTTTTTGTCCGGACACAACACTATGCCGCGACAAGCCTCCCGCGCTCGCAGAATGAACGCACCGATTCGCGCGCTCGGCGGACTCGCTCGTACAGCCGCTGGCGCCCGATGCTGCGCAAGATGTCGTTCTTGACGCGCCGGCCAATCGCATGGAGCCGCCGCAGCCGATCGCGCTCGGTGCCGAGCTTCGGGTCATAGGCGACACGCAGGCAGTGCGCGTCGGCCTCGCCATCGATGCCCTGACGTTGCAGGCTGATCACCGCGGCTTCGACCTCGTCGGCTGGCGAGTCGAGCTTGATGCAGAGCTTCGCGACCTGCGTGTCTGGCCGGAAGCCGTGGAACTCCAGCAGCGTGGCAATGGTGCTGCGGCTCGGGTAGCCGATGTTCTCGTAGCGGTCGCCGCCGTAGGCATCGCCCCACGCGCGCAGGTTCGCCTCCAGCTCGCTCTCCGAGACGCCTCTCACCTTCGCCCCATCGTGATCGCCATCCGCTCGATTCCGTAGCGCAGCAGCTCAGCCTTGCGCGCCATCAGATCCTGCGCAATCCCCAGCGGATCCGATGCGCGCGAGTAGTTGCCGACCCACTGCTCAGGGTGCATGGCCTGTCGCTGGCTGATCGGCTCCCAGTTCGGCGGGCCGACATGCATGTCGGCGTCTGCGTCGACGAGCACGACGACCGATCGGTGGATTGCGATTCGATCAAGGATCGCGGCGATCAGGCAGGCGTCGGAGTAGGTGAAGAGGTTGAGGCGGGTGGTCATGTTGGCGTCACCACGACGCGCAGCGCGCCGCCGCGAAGCGGCCCAAGCCTGACGATCGTCAACTCGTCGATCTGCTCATCGTCGACCCACAGGCCGGCGTGCGTGAGCGCGTCAAGCGGCGCCTTCAAAAGATTATCCAGGTCCCTCTTACGCTTGTCTGGCGGCTGCGCCTCGATGCGGACCGACAGGCGACCATTGAGCGGGCGGGATCCGCGAACGTACATCAGGACGCACTCGCCGACCTCTTTGCGGTATCGCCGACCGTCCGCAGAGATCAGCACTTGCGCGCCGACGTGGCGCCAGTATGTGTTGACGGATGGGGGCCATGGGAGGGAAAGGGCGATCACGCTGCATCCGCCATGCCACTGAACTTCACGATCGGCGCATTGAACTTGACTCTGATCATCCCGATGGCTCCGTGTCGATTCTTCTCAAGGATCAGCTCGGCCGTTCCGCGCATTGGCGACTCCGGGTTGTAGACCTCGTCTCGGTACAGCATCAGCACTTGGTCGGCCTCCTTCTCCAGTGCGCTGGAGTCGCTCAGGTCCGCCATGCCGGGCCGCTTGTTCGTGCGCTCGTCGACCGCGCGCGATACCTGCGCCAGCGTGACGACCGGAATGTTCAACTCGCGGGCCAATTCCTTGAGGCCCTCGGCAACCTCTGCGACGCGCTCATGCCGCGGCTGCTTGGCGTTGCCGTGCTTGATCCGCTGCAGGTAATCGACGTACAGGATCTGGATGCCGCGCTCGACCTTCCAGCGGCGAGCAACGTGCACGACCTCGGCAAGCGTCGGCGCCGGCTTGTCGTAGATCACGCAGTCCTGCTGCGTGAGCGCGCTGATTGCGGCGGTGCACATCGGGAACTCATGCTCCTCGATCTGACCGGCACGCAGGGCAGAAACCGGGACGCGCGAGGTCATGCTGATAGCGCGCTGCCCGATCTGGTTGGATGACTGCTCGGCGCTGATGAATCCGCGCGACACGTCTGCGGCCTGTGCCATCGACAGCAGCAACGCCGTTTTGCCCATCGCCGGGCGCGCGCCTATCACGACCAGGTCGCCCGGGTGGAACCCACCCAGGTAGTCGTCCAGTTCAACCAGCCCCGTGGTGATACCGCGCAGCTTTCCGCCGTTCTGGTAAGCGGCCTCGATCTCTTCCCATGCCGCCTTCGTCGCCTGGCGCATGGTGTGCTCGCGAGCCTGCTCGGTGCTCGCCAGCGCCAGCAGTGCGCGCATGGCTTCCTGAGCGCCCTCCTGCGTTGGGTTGTCGCTCAGCGCGCTGGCGATCTCGCGGGTTTTGCGCTGGGTGTGCCGGTCGACCAGGATCTTGGCGTAGGCCGCAATGTTGGCCGCGCCAGGCGTTGCCTCGGCAAGGTCGGCGGCATAGTTGGCCGCATCGATCCCGCGAGATCCGTGCCGACGCTGCAGGTAGTCCATCACCGTGACCGCGTCGATCGGCGTGCGGTCGGCGTTCATCGCGACCAGGACGCCGAACAGCCAGCGATGGCGCAGGTCGGTGAAGTGCTCTGGCTGCAGGTCGGAGACCCTGGCCGCAGCCTTCTCGCCGCCGATCATCATCGCGCCGAGAACGTAGCACTCGGTGTCGAGGATGTTATCCACGGCGGGCGTGCTCCAGCGGTCTGTGGGACGCCTTGAGCGGCTCCGGTGGCGGCTGGACGAGTTGCAGTTGGGCGACGTTGGACTTGCGGTGCTTGATCGCCGCGATCAGCCAGGCGACTGGCTCGATGACATCCTCGGCCTCGGCTCGCTGCAGCAGCTCGGCCACCGTGAGGCGGTCGGTTTCCTTGATCGCCAACCCGATGGCGCTTCTGGCCTTGCCCTCGGTGACGCCCTTGCGTTTCATCCAGTTCAGGCCATGCGACCAGATCAGGTCCGGCTCTTCGGCGGCTTTTTCGCCCGGCAAAGCCGGAAGCTCTTTCTTTGCTTCTTCGTGGCTTATGGCTAGTGGCTTATGGCTAAGGTTTCCAGATGAAAGCGGCGACCCTGTGTCGTGGGTTCTGTCTGGGTTAGCTCTGGGTTCTGTTTGGGAACCCAGAAATAACCCACTGGGTTTTACTTCGGCTCCATCTGGGTTTCCAGATCGCCGCGGACGGCCGCCGCTCTTGCCGTTGTTTCTGTTCCGATCAGCGATCTCAGCAGCATCCGCGATCTCCTTGTCGCAGCGCGCATGCCGCCAGCCTTCCGGCGTTTCCGTGAAGAACTCGCGCAGCACACTGGCGACCGCATCGCGCTCCTGTTCGGACACCGCCCGCACGAGTCTGCACGCCTGCGCCATATCCAACGGGATCGGCTGCTCCTTTCGGTAGTACAGGCTAATCAGCCTGCGATACGCGCAATCCTCAAGCATCGACAGGTGCGCCGTGGCGCTGTCGTAATCTCCGATGTGGAACTTGTAGTAGTTCACGCGGCCCTCGGGTCAATGGGCAAGCCGAGCGCGACGCTCAACTTGTTCTGGTGGTCAATGGTTCGCCGGTTCTTCAGCGCGACGTAGACCTTCCACGCGCTTCTGGCGTGATCGCGGTCGCCGCGCTTCAGTAGCTCCTGCATGGTCGCGAACTGCTCGTCGATGCGACTGTCGAGCCGCCGCTCGGACTCGGTAAGCCTGGCGCTCAAAACGGAATCTCCTTCACCCACTCGCGCCCATCCCTCTCAGCCCGCAACTCAATCAGCCGCTTCATCTCCAGCTTCCTGCGCTTCAGGTCATGAGTCCGATCGACGACCTCTTCGCTGAATGCGATCTCGTCGCGTAGCTCGTCGTCGCTAAATCTGCCGAACGGCCTATCGGGCGTGCCTTCCACCGTCATTCCCCTTGTGCTCCCTGTCCTTTCAGCAAGCGCGCGATTAGCGTGTGCTTGCGGATCTCGCTGTCGAGGTAGGACTGAATGACGTGGCGCAACAGGCTCGACGCTTCCTCGCCGTTGGCCAGCGCAAAGGCGTGCACCAGCCGGTGCATTTCCTCGCTGACCTTCAGGCGAAGCTCCTGCGACAAGTCCATGCGTCAGGTCTCGGAATAGAACGTGCCCGCGGGCGCGGGCAGAGTGGCCGGCGAACGCGCCGAACGCCGGTCGGAGTGATCTTTCACAGGTGCGGGTCGTCCACGCTTCCCATGTGCTCGGCATCAAAGTGCTAGCACAGCGCAATCCCGCCGACAATGGCGATGAATGCGGCCAGGAGGATGGCGCCGAGGATGGTTGCCATGTCAGGCGGCCTTTTGGTCGGGCTGGCGGTCCCAGACGTCCGGGCGCAGCTCATGGAGTGCGATGATCCCGTTCGTGTCGTCGCTGACCTGCTTGGCAACCTTGACGCTCACGCCGCGGATGCCGTTCACGATGTGATCGACCATCCCGCGCGAGATGCCCAGACGCTTTGCCGCTTCGCCCCTGCCGCCGACGAAGACCACGTAACGCTCGAATGCAGTGTGCTTGCTCATGTCGCGCAACCTACACCCGGTAGGCATGGCGCGTCAACTACCCACTGAACACCAAGTAGCCCACGCTAAGAGTGCGCGGCGGATCATGTTGAGCATGAAAACTCGCCAGTCTCATCCCCTGACACCACTAGCCATCAAGCTGCGTGCCGCGCTGAAAGCGAAAGGCATGAAGCAGGCCGACGTGATCCGCGCATTCCCCGACGTCGGGAAAGCGATAGTCGGCCATTGGTTCACGGGAAAGAGGCAGCCGCATTTGGACAACCTCCGCAAGCTCGCAGCAATCCTTGATGTGTCCGCCGCCGCCCTGGTTGCGGATGAGCCCGATTACGCCGTCACGACGGAAGAGCGCTTGCACCTTGCCTTGATGCGCCAGCAGACTCCGGAGATGCGGCAGGCCGTGCTTGCTTTGATGCAGGCGCAGGCCACGAAGTAGATCAAACGCGCAGCGCGACAGGCTGCGCATTATTTTTCATCAAATGCCTACTTGATGTCGGTTTGCCTATTGACAGTTAACCTACAGGGTGTAGGATGCATCCCATCGCCGCCCCACCCGCGGCGCATCGGAGGCACAAAGTGAACATCCTCACCCGCCTGTTCAGCTTCACCGCAAAGCCCGCCGCGCCGGTCAACAACGTCCTGCACCTCGATGCCGTTCGCGCCGCCCACTTCTTCAACTGCTCGGCCCGCGCCATCCGCGCTCAGGGCTTGCGTGGTCGCTACCTCGACCGCTGCGTCAATCACGCCAAGGTCGTGTGGCAGAAGCACCGCGACCGCGTCCAAGGCTACGAACTGGCCGCCGATGCCGAGCGCGCCATGCTCGCCTACATCGACTTGCAGGCGACCTACCAGCGCAACGACAACAAGCCTGCGCCGGATCGTCCGTGGTCGCCGAGGGCCGCGTGATGCACTCCATCCAACTCGACATCGGCAACATGACCGTCGGCGCCGATCCGCGCGGCCTGACCTACATCTCGCACTGCGGCGCCACGCACTACCACACCACGACCCGCCTGACCGCCGAGCAGTGCTATGCGCTGGCCAGGGCGTTCATCGCCGAGGGCGACAGGCAGCGCAACGACGCTCGCGACAATGCGCGGCTGTCGGACATCTGCGAGGCCATGCGACTGGACGAAGGAGCGTCGGCATGAGTACCGACTTTCAGTTCGAGATCACGCACAAGTCTGGCCTGGTCGACTGCCTGACGGTCGTCGCCGACTCGCTGAAGTCCGCCTGGTGGACCGCCCAGCGGCTCACCGGCGCTGGCACCGTGACGACCGCCAAGGTACGCAACCCGCAGGCGTTCGGCGACAGCTATTGGCACTCGCTCGACGAAGCCCGGAAGCTTGAGCACATCGCGAGGGTTGCGGCATGAAGGCGCCTGAGTTTCGCATCACCTGGTCACGCAATGCCGTCGGCGGCCGGCAGTCCGGCACCGACACCGCGCACGAACTGGAGGAAGCGATCGAGATCGCGACAGCCCGTGTTCGCTACGGCGGCATTCCGGCCACTGCTCGCATCAGTGTTGCCGGTCATCCGGTGCGCGACTGGCTGCCGGTGCGCGACTACTGGAAAGACTTCGATGCGCGGATTGGGTGTCAGGACTCAGAGAGGGCCGCGGCATGAAACTCGGCCAACACCTCCGCGCCGCCCGTAAGCGCGCCGGCATGACCTCCGAGCAGGTCTCCGAGTTCACGGGCCTGCACCGCACGCAAGTCTGTGACCTGGAATCCGAGAAGATCGAAGGCGTGCACCTGAAGACGCTGCTGAAGCTCGGCAAGTGCTACGGCATCAGCCTCGACGAGTTGATCGGCTACGAGCAGCCGAAAGCGCCCGCCATGAACGCCCGCGAGTTGCGCGCGGTGAACCTGATGCTGTCTGTGATGAGGGGCGACCTGTGATCGAGATACTGAACCTTCCGGCCGATGGCGTTGCCCGCCAGCCCGGCATGTACCGCATGGACGCGGCGACGTATCACCGCGACCCATGCCCGGCCCCGTCGCTCTCGTCGTCGACCATCAAGACGATGCTTGAGCGCACGCCGCGGCACGCATGGTGCGATCACCCAAAGCTCGGCAACATGCGCGCCGACAAGAGCAGCGACGCCTTCACCATCGGCACCGCCGCCCACAAGCTCATCCTCGGCGCCGGCGCGGAGTTCTGCGTGATCGACGCCGCAGACTGGCGCACGAAGGATGCGCAGGCTCAGCGTGACCAGGCGCGCGCCGATGGCCTGACACCGATCCTTCGCGAGCAGCACGACAAGGCGCAGCACATCGCAGCGTGGTCGCGTGGTGAACTAAACCAGTTGCCACTGGTCGCCGACGCCTTCGCCGATGGCCTGCCTGAACTAGTCGCCATCTGGCGCGAGGGCGACATCTGGTGCCGGTCGATGATGGATCTGGCCCCGACCGCGGCCGATGCTGAAGGCTGGTGGACGGTGTACGACCTCAAGACCACCTCTGGCGCGCTCGACGCCAACACGCTGGCGCGCAACATGATCAACTTCGGCTACGACATTCAGGCCGCGCACTACACGCGCGGCTTGCAGGCCCTGCTCGGCGACGATGCGCGCGTCCGGTTCCGCTTCCTGTTCGTCGAGTCTGACTCGCCGTACAGCGCGACCGTCGCGCAGTGCTCAGGCCTGATGGCCTCGACCGGCGAACAGAAGGTGCTTGCCGCCTACTCGATCTGGTCGCGCGGCCTGCGCGAAAACGAATGGCCCGGCTACCCGCGCGATCTGATGCGCGTCGAGCCGCCGAACTTCCTTGAAACCCAATGGCGCGACCGGGAGGCGGGTGATCCGCTGATCGTCGGCGCGCTCAACCACTGGAGCAAAGCTGCATGAGCAACCCTTCACGAATCTACGTCGTCGGTCACATCGAATCCGGCAGCAAGCGCCTCGTGCGCGCCGTCACATCCGGCCAGGCCGCGCGCCACGCCATGCGGACGTCGCACGCCGTGACCGTGGCGACCCAAGACGAACTGGTTGACCTGGTGCGCGCCGGTGTCGATGTTGAGGATGCGACGCGGGAGACGTTGGAGCAGGCGGCATGAGCAACGTCAGGCAATTCGTAGCCCGCGACGCAGTGCGCGAACAGGTGCCGGTTCTCGTCGGCCTGATGGGCGCCAGCGGAAGCGGCAAGACCTACTCCGCGCTCAGGCTCGCGACCGGCATCCAGCGCATCAGCGGCGGCGACATTGCGTTCATCGACACCGAGAGCCGGCGCGCGCTGCACTACGCCGACCAGTTCCGGTTCAAGCACATCGAGTTCGGCCAGCCATTCAGCCCGATGGACTACCTCGCGGCCATCGAGTTCGCTCACCAGTCGGGCGCCAAGACCATCGTGGTCGATTCGATGAGCCACGAGCACGAAGGCCCCGGCGGCGTACTGGAGATGCACGACGTGGAACTGGCGCGGCTCGGCGGTCGCGATTCGGACTCCTTCCGCGCCTGGTCGAAACCGAAGGCGGAGCGCCGACGCATGGTCAACAGCATCCTGCAGATCAACGCGAACTTCATCTTCTGCTTCCGCGCGAAGGAGAAGACCAAGCCGGGAAAGGATGCGACCGGCAGGAAGGCGCTGATCGAGCAAGGGTACATGCCGATCGCTGGGGAGGAGTTCGTGTTTGAGATGACGATGAACGCCCTGCTGATGCCGGGATCGGCTGGCGTGCCAGTCTGGCAGAGCGAGTTTCCTGGCGAGCGCGCGATGATGAAGCTGCCGCGCCAGTTCGCCGACCTGATGGCCAAGTCCCGGCCGCTCGACGAAGACACCGGGCAAGCACTGGCCGAGTGGGCGCGCGGGAAGTTGCCAGCGCCGGAGTTGAGCGCCGACGAGATCGACCGCCTCGACCGCATCGAGGCGCGCGGCGCCGAGGCTGCCGAGATGGGCGAGGATGCCAAGAAAGCGTGGTGGGCATCGCTCGACAAGCGCGACCAGGAGTTGATCAGGGCCCGGCGCAAGCTGGCGAAGGCGGCATGACATGAACGACGCAGCGAGACAGTTCATGCAAGCCGCGGACGCCATCCAGCACAAGCCGCTGACCGAGGCGCAGTGGGCGGACTCCGTCGAGTTCTACCAGCGCGCCAAGTCGCAGACGGACGCGCTGAACGAGTTGATCAAGGCGCACGCCGAGCAGACCGGCAAGACGTCGGCGCAGATCAGGTTTGCGATCAAGGCGCGCGCAGACAGCAAGGAAGTTGAGGCGCGCGACGATCTGCAGGGGCGGCTTGAACTGCTCGGCGGAGGCGCTGAGTCGTGACCAATAACCAGCCATGCCCGTTCTGCGGCTCGCGCACGATTGACGTGAGGCCAGCAGGTTCAGATTGGCGCGAGGCGTATTGCATGGACTGCAGCGCAAGCGCGCCCGATGTGCGACTCGGCACGGACCCGATGGAGACGCGAGATCGGGCCATTGCAGAGTGGAATCGGAGGGCAGGATGAGCCGCCGATTCTGGACCGACGCCGAGCGCGACCAGTTGCGCACGCTCTACCCGGACCACAGCGCCGCCGAGTGCGCGGAGGCGATTGGACGATCGACCAGGTCGATCATCAACCAGGTCAAGTTGCTGGGCCTGCGCAAGTCGACCGAGTGGATCGCCCGGCGAGCGCGGGAGCGGTCACAAGAGCCCGCGCACGGCGGTCGATCACACCGGTTCGAGAAAGGCTTCACGCCGTGGAACAAGGGCAAGCCGCACCCGCCATCGGGTCGCGCCGCCGAGACCCAGTTCAAGCCCGGCCGCCCCGCGCACGAGGCGAGCAACTGGCTACCCATCGGAAGCGAGCGCATCAACGCAGACGGCCACCTCGAACGCAAGACCACCGACGACCCCGGCATCGTCCCGGCCCGCCGCTGGGTCGGCGTGCACCGCCTGGTGTGGGAAGCCGCACACGGCCCGATACCGCCCGGAATGATCGTGGTGTTCAAGCCCGGCATGCGCACCACCAGCGACGCCGAGATCACCGTCGAACGCCTCGAACTCATCAGCCGCGCTTACAACATGAAGCGCAACAGCATCCACAACTACCCCAAGCCCATCAAGTCCCTGATCAGGGCAGTCGGCCGCGCCCAGCGCGCATTGGAGAACCGCAGTGAATGACAACACCATCGACGGGCTACGCGCCCGCCTGTTCGATTTGATCGGCAGCCTGTCCGATCCGACCGCCAAAGTAGACCTCGACCGCGCCCGCCTGATGATCGACGCCGCGCGGACCATCACCGAGACCGCCAAGGCAGAGACCGACCGCATCCGCGTTGTGGGCAGGCCGGCAGATACCGGGTTCATTCCGGTCGTGGCTGCGCCGGTGGCGGTGCCGAAGATCGGGGTGGCGCGATGAGTGTCAATCGCACATACCACATGAGTATGAGCGTCCGCGGCGCGATTCGAAACACGATGGAGCTGCGCAAGAACGCCAAGACCTACATGACCAACGCCAACGGGCGCCCGTTGTCGAGAGACCAGGCCGTGTCCGCACTCATGGATGAGCTGTCCAAGGGGCACGAAGTAATCCCGCTGTCGGATTGCTGCGGCAACCCGTGCAAGAACGCGCACCTTGGCTGCACGGGGTTTCTCTACAAGCAAAACGACGATGGTAAAAGCGGTTGCCCTGGGTATCCGACGCCGGCTGCTGAGGTGACGCCATGACCGACAAAATCACCCTGCAGGTCAACACCAACGGTGCGTGGAAGAACGTCGCCGACTTCGACCTAACCCGTTACGCTGAGGTCGTAGCGGCGGTTGATAAGCTGGCTTTTGCGATCGGAACGCATGCGCGCTGGTGTTTGCTGTACGCCAATGGCACGCGTGAATGGTTGAGGGCGGGATGATGATTGCTGCCGCCCAGCAGCTCGACATGTTCGCTGCGCCACCCATCGTACCGCCGTTGCCGATTGCTCGAGCCCACCCGTTCAACCATCGGGCGTTCGACATGAGCGACTGCCACCGGGAGCGTCACGACCTTGGCGACGGCGTCGTGGTCACGCTGATGATTGCCCGCTGCGCCGACGGCCTGCTACGCGGCACTGCCGGCTATACCAGCAAGACTGGCGGCATTGGCGGCCCGGTGTTTGACAGCGACTTCGCGACAGACAGCTTTCACGGTGCCAGGGTTCACGCCCTGCTGCGCCTGCGTATCCGAGTGCGCAGCGCCGGCCACGAGAAGATCCTGAAAAAGATCGAGTCCATCCCGCTGGATTTCTGGAGTGCGCAGAAATGACCTTCACCGTCTCCCTCAACGGCAAAGACGTCCTGGTGTCGCACCCATCCTCACCCGAGCCAAAGGTGCTGCCAGGCTGGACATGGCACGCCGAGCTTGTGCGGCAACTGATCGACGAGCGGGAGGAGTTGATAGCCAAACTTTCGTCTGCCTGCGATGTCATCTGCGACCTTGGCGGCGAGTTTCGCGAGCCGGATATGGATGAGGCGCGGAGGCGAGCGGAGGATGCAGAGCGGTATCGGTGGCTTCGTCGACGTGTGCGACTTGCGAGCCAGCAGATGATGTCAGGCGCAATTAAACAGTGGTTGACAGTGCGCCTTGCATATTCTGCGGTGGATCGAACTGACGACCCGGCAGACTCGTACCTATCTCAGGATCGTTTTGACCGTGACTGCGCCGATCTCGACGCAGCAATCGACGCAGCCCGCAAGGTGACGTCATGACCCCAATCGACAAAATCCGCGCGTGTATCTACGCGATCAACCCGGCAAAAGAAGATGAAGCCCTCGCCGCCCTCGCCGAACTCGAAACGGAGTTGGTTGAATTGCGTGCCTTCAAGGCTGCGATTGATGCGGCGCCGACGGTGGCTTGGCTCAGCGTTGATTGCATCGGAGAGCGGTATCTGTGCTTTTCGCTACCTGTCGATAACAGCCCAGTTACTGAACTCATCGCCAGACCGGAGGCGAAATGAACGAGCGATGGGCAGTTGAAGGCGACACCGGCGCAGAATTGACCGTGCGTGCGCCAAACGGTTTTGCTGTCGAGCTAGACGCAAACTCGACCGATCCGCGCGAGCGATTCGCTTACTTCGCCATCCGCCAACTCCTCTCCGACCTCGCCGAGCGCGATGCTGTTATCGCCGCTTGCGCTCAGACTGTAGGCGCCAGCGTCACGGCAGATTGCTCGGCGGATTTTCGGGCGATGCTGCCGGATGAGATCAAGGCGGCAGTCGCCGAGCGCGATGCTGTAATCGCCGACTATCGCGACGAGTTCGCCGGACTGTGTCACACGCTATCAGTCGGCAGCGAGGGGCGACCAGAAATGACGGCAAGCGATTGGCGCAAGCGGGTTGATCATGGCATCGATATGCTCATCGGGCCGCTGCAACAGATGATCGCCGAACGCGATGCGCGGATAGTCGCCATCAAGGCTGCGCTGGACAGAGAGGCTGCTGGGTGGGAGCACAAGTACGACGGCGCACAAGAGAGAGCCGAGCGCGCCGAAGCTGAACTGGCGCGGCTGCGAGGGCAGGAGCCGGTGGCGTGGATGTGGAACGACGAACTTGGCTGCCACCGCGCCTTGGCTGGATCGAAGAAACCGATATGGCTTGAGTCTTCAGCGTCCGCTGAATACATCAGGCAGGCAAATCTACGGCCACTCTACGCAGAGCCTATGCCGGCGAAGGAGGCGAAGTGATTATCAACGGTAAGGAATGGCGACTGGTGCCAGTTGAGGCGACGAAAGAAATGCTGCGCGCCTGTGAAGACAAGCACTCTGACCGGTACGTCGCGCTCGGAACCGCCCTTGATTACTACACGGAAATGATCGCCGCCGCACCCGCGCCGCCGGTTGTCGATGTGACGGATGACGTGGCTCGGCAAATTGCGAACGAATACTACGGCGGCGCTCCAGTTAACGCGCCGGAAGTCGCCGGTCAGCACATGATCGCCGCCGTCCAATCCATCCTCGGCCCAACGCTCGGCATGATCTCGCGCGAGGAACATGCGGCAGCGGTGGAGGCGGCGTATCGGGAGGCGCAGGAAATCGACGGATCGTTGTCGGACGAGCACTGGCTCAACAGCAAGGCACGCAAGCGACTGGAGGGTGGGCGATGAGCCTGACGACGCTTGAACAAATGGCGATGCTAGACGGCGACGAGTACCTGCGATTTGCCGACGTCCGCAAAATCGCCGCCCTCGCCGACGCCGAAATCGCCGCGCTTCGATCTCAGTTGGCCCGCGAACTCGAAACCAACGCCGCACTGCGCCGCGACCTCACCAACCCGCCGCCAGACGTGCAAGAGGCTGCGCTCAAACGGTGCGGGCATTTCGAGATTGTCGATAGGCTGCGTGCCGAGTGCAATCAGTGGCGCGAAGAACTGAGGATTTATCGCGAGACTGAGAGCGCGGATACGGAGCGGCTCGACTGGTTGTTGCGCTGGCTGGCCGATCCGGTGAACTGCCGGAACATCCGGTTTGATCGGGCGATGATTGATGCGGAAATCTGGGCGCGCCATGACTGACCATATTGCCGACGCCAGCAAAATGGTTGCCGCCCGCCTGCGATGGCTGGCGTATCAGATGCGCACCGTGGCAGCGCAGATGCTGGCGCTACAGGCCGGCGAGCACATCGACGCGCACGCGGCGGAGATGCAGGGCGCGGCGCGGATTGCGGACGGGTGGGCGGATGGGATTGAAGTGGAGGATGGCGGCAATGGGTGAGGTGCCGTGAGCATCTGGCTTACCGCCGACGAGGTCGCCGAGCTGACCGGCCGCGTGCGCCACAAGGTGCAGGCGCGCAAGCTGGCGGAACTCGGCGTGCCGTTCCGCCTAAACGCTCAGGGGCGCCCACTGGTCGAGCGCGCTACGGTGCTGACAGCCGAGCCGCGTCCGGCGCAAACTGTCGCGCCCCGATGGGATCGCCTGCGCCGCGCAGCATGACATGGGACGCCGCCGCTCCAAGCTTTGCCACTTGCCGCCGCGCATGCAGCCTCGCCACGGCGCGTACTACCATGTGGCGACGCTCGAAGGCCGGCAGAAGTGGACGCGCCTGGCGCCGATCAGCGACTACGGCGAGGCCTTGCGGCGCTGGGCAGAGATCGAGGGGACGGACAAGCGGCAGGGCGATACTGTTGCCGAGGCGGTGCACAGCTACCTCGGCGCGTTTGCCGAGCAGGTCAAGGCCGGCGAGCGGTCAGCGAAGACCCTGACCGGCTACCAGGCGTCATCCGTCATGCTGCTGGGCGTACTCGGCGATATGCCGCTGATCCGCGTCACCGATCAAGATGTGCGCCGGTACCGGAGTGGCCGCGCCAATGCTGACGGCAAGCCTGCGCCGATTGCAGCAAACCGCGAGCTGGCTCTGCTCAGCGCGTCCTACGGGCACGCCGCCGAGCTTGGCTGGATCGCCGCCGCCGTGAACCCGTGCAGGCATGTGAAGCGCAACCAGGAGCGCGCGCGAACGCGCTACGTGACCGACGCAGAGATGACTCGCGTGCTGGCGTCAGCGTCGCCTACGATGCGCGCGGCGATCACGATCAGCGCGAGCACTGGCATGCGGATGACCGACCTGCTCAAGTTACGGCTGTCGGATCTGACCGACGACGGCATCGCGATCAAGGCGAGCAAGACGGGCAAGGGGATGGTCTACGAGTGGACCGATGTACTGCGCGCGGCCGTCGAAATTGCGAAGGCGGCGAAGCATGGTCATGCCGTGCGCAGTCTGTACCTGTTCCCTGGCCGCGAGCCCGGCAGGCACATGACGATGGACGGCTGGGAGTCGAACTGGGCGCGGCTGCGGGAGAAGGCCGGAGTGCCCGACCTGCAGTGGCGAGATTGGAGGCGAAAGGCTGGCAGCGATACAACGCTGGCGCATGCCGTCGAGCTGCTCGATCACAGCGATGGGCGCACCACGAAGCGGCACTATCGGGCGGGAATTAACCGAGTCAAACCGGTGCGATAGTGGACAGCACCACGAATAGTGGACAAGGCGCGGACGTCCAGACTTCCGAAAAACGCGCAAAGCCATTGATTTCACTGGTGCCGGCGATAGGACTTGAACCTACAACCTACTGATTACAAATCGAGTTCCGAGATACGGCGCATGCTGCTGATTACCATGGCGTTTCCGGGCACCCCAACTGTCCACTACTCGGCAAAACCACCGCGCGCAAGCCGTTGATTTTGCTATGTGCGAAAAACCGTAGTGGACAGCTACATCAACTCATCCACCCGCACCCCAGCCCACTGGTACAAATCCCCGCCCAGGTGTTCGATGCGCCCTGGGTCGACCATGTGGCCGTAGATGCCCAGGCGGTGGATGACGTGGGTCGACTGCACGCCGGCAGCATCGAGCGTGCGCGGGAACAGGGCGATGGGCTCGGTGGTGCCGATGCGGTACAGCAGCTGCTGGATGTCGAGGACGGTCGCGTCGTCTTCATCGCCGAACGCCCAGACGAACGGGACGTGGATCGCGCGGCCCTCGAAGCTGCGGTAGCGCTGTCGACGCCGCGGGTAACCTTGCCCGCCGACGCTGCGACCGAGCGTGCCGGGGTCGACGACGGCCATCGACCAGGTGGCCTCGATGCCATCAGGCGGCGCCCAAACTGGCCCCGCCCACAGCGCCCCAGCCGTTACCGTCAGCGTACCGCCGCCGGACCCGAACGTGGCTGTCACAGATATCCGCACATGGGTCGCCTGCACTTCCTCGTCGAGCAGCC